GGCTTCAATTTCTTGGGAAATACGAGTGCGATCCCTCTGCTGACTTTTACGTAGAGCAACGGATTTCTCAGCACCCTTCTCGTCCTGCGATCGTACCATAATTTGGTCCACTGCCTCATCCATCTGTTTAATCTCACGGCGCCGGCTTTCAATACTTTCTTTTGTGGTTTTAATTTTTTCTTCATAGATTGCTAATTGAGTTAATATTTCACTACTTACAAGATTTTGGTCACTATGCGCCTTACTTAAGAATCCGAATATACCCATACTGGTAATGACCATCAATAACAGTATTGCGGTCATTAGATATATTTTAATATATCTAGGTGCTATCAGCCAATTCTGTTTTAACCATACTGTGGCAACTAATTTTCCTATTTCTAACGCAACACCCATTATGATAATAGGTATTGTGGCAGCAGAAAATATAGCAGTCAGACCTACTACTGAATAATAGACAGCAACACCAGAAATAGCAAGTCCGCTTATTAAAGCCAAATAGGCTAATAATGTCTCATTAAATTTACTCACAGAGATATTTATTAGCCTATTTTGGCTAAATTATCTACGCATACTGCTAATTTCTTTAGCCTGACTGTCGCTAAAAATCGGAACAGCATTGCTCTTGTGCATGGTTCCAATGCCTACAATTTTATTGCCGGTGTAGACTGGAGCAGTTTTTTTCACAGCGTTTCCTACACCCGAATCAACGCTCTTAAGATTAGCAGTTGTTGATCTGCCAGGAGGTGGCTTGAGACTGTATACAAAAGTTGGAGACTTTAGTCCCTGTTGTTTCTTCTTTTCTTCTTTTTCTATTTGATATTTGGCTTTGAGATTTTTCCAACTTTGCTCAAGTTCTTCGTGCTGTCGTTTGGCTTGGGCTGAAATCCATTTGAATTTGCCTTTTTTCTTACCTGTAGTAGAAAGCCAAGGTCCTTCAAGATGCATAGTCATATCAAAACATCCCTGCTATAAAAATTGCTAATAAAATCCACCAGCCGCTGTAAGGACTGGTGATAATCCACCATGTAAAAATTAACAGTGCGACGACCTTGATCGCACCTGCCATTATTCATCAACACGTGAGTAGTTTAAGACATTACCTTGACCATATTGAGCTTCTGCTAACATTTTGGCAGCATAGTCATTGTCAGCCCAAACAAAAGTATTTGCAGTTTGATATTGATTGATTCTTACCCAAATTGCGTATTTGTACATGATAGTTTCCTAAAAAGTTATCGTAGTAGTATTATACGAATATCCTTGGAGTTTGTCAACGTAGTGGCGAAAACACAACTATTTTAATCCATTTAACCTATAACACCCTACCCATGTTGGCGTGCTAGCAGCAGCACCGTTTGGATAACTTTTAGTTACATCGCCGTCGTTTGGGTTATTACTTGCTTTAGGACTTTGATTACCACCAACAAAGGTAAATTTTCCTGCGTTAGCGGTATATACGAAATTAACATGCCTATAACTCCAAAATGCTATGTCACCTGGTTTAGCTTGGTCCTTTGGAACACTGACGGCTCCCCAAGCAGCAGGATTTTGAGTGATTGCAGCAGCACTGGCTGTCTTAACAAATTTGTTTCCAGATGCTTTTAAGGCATAATTTACGAATCCCATACACCAAGCAGTCTGATCAGTATTCCAAGGACTGGCTGTTCCAAAACCAAGATTGCTCCAAATACCTGTGATATTTGGATTACTGGGTTTGCCGCCTTGTCCAGTTTCTCTCCACATTCCCCTATCTGCTTCGCTGAGAACGTTTGTAAGAAACGCTATCAAAGATGCAGAACTTGTGCTTGTACTGACGGTACCAGTATTTGCAACATCATTGATGTTGACTCCATCTTGAGCAGGACTATAATTACCCTTAACGCCGTCGACAGCAGCGTTACCATTATAAAAACTATTAGGTCCAGTTGGATTAGATTTTTGTTCAGTCAAGAGTTGATTGGTGTTGTTTGCAGTAATTGTAACAACATTGGAATCAACTAATGGTGCAACATCCTCTACTTCAACTCCTGCAAATCCGGAACTTGTACCAGGTGCTAGCCATAGTGCCACAGGTACACTATTAACATAAACATTACTGCTATGATAGACGTCAGCAACGTGTATGACACCATGAGATTTTGCACCGGGTACATATGGCATATTATTTTATAGCGATTCCAGTTGTACCTTCAAGGTATTGAGTTGCTGCATCTTTCTTGCTAGGCATAATGACAAAAGTTTGATCTTTTCTAAGAGTAATTGTATCTTTATTTCCTAAAAACATCCAAGGAATCATTCCTAGACCTCCTTGTCCTACTGTCAAAGCCAAAGGTTTATTAATTGTAATATTATCTACTGTTTCGTCTTGATACCTGGCAATGATCTCATCTCCATTTATAAGTTTAATGCTGACGATATCGCCTTCTGAGAGTGGTTTGTTTATTAGCATAATTTCTATTTATTGATTAATCTTCGCCTATAAGGCGTTCTAGGGTTTTATAATGATCATAGGCCTTTTTAAGTGCCGCAAATTTTTCAAGTTTGGCGGGATCTGGCTCTGGTAGAATGGCCAATCTATCCTCAATCTTTTCTAACAGTTTTCCTAGACTGCGACCTTTCCATTTTATATCACCGTCAATGCTGGCATCACCCTTAACATCTAAACCAGGAGAAATATTACTCCAATTATTTGAAAATGTATATTGAGGATAGCTGCCATTACTTGTCAAGTAGCCATTATTGAGATTGACTGAGCTGAGAGGAGGCAAAGGAGGTGGACTTGTATCTATAGTAATGGTATCTAGGTCAGAAAGGTTTATTTCTGAAATTTGCACAGTTGATAAAGCACTGATATCAGATCCCACACCCGCTGTGATTGTCAATTCATCCTTATCCATTTAGAGCCTCTGAGAGATATTTTCTTAGATCAGTGTACCCTCCTATTAGTTTGTCATCTATAAAAATTTGTGGTACAGTTCTGGCATTTGGCGCTGCTTCTAGCAATTCTTCTTTTGTCCAACCATCACCTATTTTTCTTTCTTCAAATTCAATACCTTCTTGTTTTAAGAGCAGTTTAGCTTGATCACAAAAATTACAGTGGTACTTGGACCATAAAATTGCCTTCATATTATTCTCCTTATATTGTTGGCAGTTCATCATAAGTTATTACATCACTCATAACACCGATTACATAGTTGGTGCTTTCGTTTTCTTGCAGTGCAGTTTGCTTTTTGTTTATATGCACATGTTTATTGAACCAAGGAATAGGACTTGTTTTGGGATGATCTTCCAAATACTTGATTCCTATTTCTTTTAATTTCAAAAATGCAGTATAATCAACAAAATCCTTTAGAATAGTTGCATTAAGACCGATGACTACACCTTTACTAAACAGATAGTCTGCCCAGGCTTTTTCTTCTTTAATTACGTCCATATACAAGTTATATACTTCAATCCGACATTCGTCAACAACATTGGCAAATCTTTGGTCATCTTTTACCACTTGATTGATTAGGTAGGCAGTCCATTCTGTATGTAACAGTTCGTCTTGTAGAATTAGGCTGATAATATTACCATTGCCAATAAAAATACGGTTTTCTACCATGGCTAGGCTTGTAGCAAAACTTACCATAAAACGCAGTGCTTCCAATGCATAGCTAGCGTTCAGTGCTAACCAAATCGCTTTAATATGTTCATGTTCACTAACTGGTATTTCGCCAATTTCTTTTTGACAATTTAGTTTATGAAGATAGTCATAATATTTGCCAACACTTGACGCCATATCTACAATTTCTTTGGTATCATGGATTGTATTGAATACATCCTTAGGTACACTATAAACATTACGTATAATATGGCTATAACTTTTGCTATGAATATTGGTTTCAAAAAAACTCCAATTATTAATAAGGGCTTCTAATTCTGGAATACTCACTACCGGACTAAAAATTTGACTAGGGGCCCTACCTTGAATACTATCAAGAGCGGTTTGTCTAAGTAGATTGCTTGTAAAAATATGTCTTACAGCATCACCAGCTTCTTTAAAATCAATTTTATCTTTGGTAAGACTGACCTCTTCAGGCACCCAAAAAAATCCTCGAGCAAGCTCTTCAAATTTTTGTATTCTAGGATATTTTACTTCTTCAAAACGTTGAACGGTAACCGGACCTTCCGGATCTAGAAACATTTTTCTTTTAAGATAATTTGTTTGTTTTTTAATGTTATATTGTTCAATTGTCATTGTAATAGTCTCTAATATCAGAATCGTCAAATTCTATTATTAGTGCTCCTTCCTTGTTTATAAATGCTCTTACAACATCTGGTCTCATTAGGCTGTTTAACACAAAACCTTCTGCTTCTTTTTCAATTTCAATGTATTCATGGACACCATAATAAGCTAGCCATTTTACAATCTGTTCTTTTTTTTGTGTCTCTTCTACTTCGTCATCTTCTATCATAATACACAACCCTCACAATTTTCCTCATTATCTTCAAGAACTTCTAGATTATTTGTAGCTGTGGAAATTTCCGATTTTGCACCTACTTTGTTAATTAAACTATAATAAATGGTCTTGATACCCCACTTATATGACAGAATTAGATTTTTTGCTATCAAGGTCGCAGGAACTTTGCCACCAGAAAAATAGGCAGGATTATAAAAAGTGTTTGTGCTTAAACTTTGATCAATGTATGCCGCAAGCACTGCCGCAGTTTTAAGATATCCAACGCAATCTTTTTGTTCCCACATTAATTCATATCTGTTCTTTAGCCTTTTATATTCAGGAACCACCTGTACAAAACTACCAGCTTTACTTTCTTTTACACTGATTAGCTCCATAGGCATTTCTATTCCGTTAGTAGAATTTAATACCACTGAGCTAGATTCTACAGGAGCCACCGCCATAAGTGTAGCATTTCTAATGCCATATTTTTTCATTTTTTCACGTAGCGGTTCCCAATCAAGACTAGGTGTAAAATCAGTTAGTTCATTTACTCCAGAATTTCTACGTTCCCATGGAAATACGCCTCGACCATAATATGTATATTGACTACGTTCACAAGATCCACGTTCTTGTGCTAGGTCAACACTAGTTTCCGTAAGATAATAGGCTTGATGTTCTATCCAGCGTTTGACTTCTGCTAGGCTGTCTTTTTCTCCATACCTGAAACCTTTACGAGCGTGCCAATAAGCCAAGTTGGTGATACCAACTCCGAGTGGTTCAAAATCCTTGTTAGCCAGTTGACTTTGAACACTCAGGAAGTCTTGATAGTTTAAAAGATTGCTTAGGCTGCGAACCAGTACCCTACAGGCCTTTCGCATATCCTGCGGATTACGGAAAGCACCCCAGTTGATTGACCCAAGAGTGCAAAGAGCGATTCGTCCCTCAGGATCTTCAATTCTTTGGAAAGGCTTGGTGGGTAATAGTATCTCTTGGCATAGATTGGATTGATATATGGGATCAAGCGTCGTATCAAACGGTCCTTGGTTAATGACGTTGTCAATGTTGACAAGGTAAATTCTGCCAGTGTCAGTTCGTTCTTTAAGTATTCCATTTTTGAATATCTCATCCGCTGGTAATACTTTCGTCTTTTTTGTCTTATCTTGCTCATATTGTAGATATAATTTTTCAAATTCCTTGGAATCTCTATAGTAGGCCTCATAAAGATCTGGTACTTCGTGCGGATCAAATAGTGTTATATTTTGTTTATTTTTAAACCTATTCCAGAATAAAGCATTTACCACTACGCTATAATCCATTTGACGAACACGAGTTTCTTCTGTTCCTTGATTATTTTTTAGAACAATAAGATCTTCAAACTGATAATGCCAGATGGGAAAAGTTACTGTACAACTGGCATTACGAATACCACCTTGACTACAACTGCGTAGATCTGAAAACCATTTTTTTAGAAATGGAACCATTCCTGTATGTTTAATTTCACCATTGCGAATAGGTGCACCTATAGGACGAATACGTCCAATCTCTAGGCCAATGCCAGCACGTTTGCTAGCATACTTGGCCATCATTTCTCCCGCAGCAAATATGCTATCAAGGGTATCATCGCTACTAATGAGCACACAACTACTGAATTGTTTTGTAGTAGTGCCCAGACCAGCGAGCACAGGAGTAGCGAGAGTAAAGTGACCTTCACTGGCACATTCATAGTATTCTTTAACATATTTTAACCTCTTATCTTTAGGTTCGGCATGAAAAGCGGTAGCTGCTGCAACAGCATAACGTACCTGTGGTGTTTCGTAAATTTCGCCAGTGGCACGATTCTGAACCAAGTATTTTTCACATAATTGTGCTATAGCAGCATAGGTATAAGTTTCATCTTTATGATGGTCAATAAATAGATCTATAATTTTCCATTCCTCTTCCGAATACCAGTCTAACAGATCCTGGGTATACATACCTAACTGTACATTCTTTTTAACTATTTCATAAAGAGGGATTGGGTCATAATCACCGTATACTTCTTTTCTGAGCATGCTAAGACGTTGTCTTCCTGCCACATATTGATAGTTTATGTTGTTGATTTCTAGATTTTCAGATTCATCTATTAAATTTACCATAGCCTTTAAAAGCAATTCATCTATGGTTTGAGTTTTCATTCCGTCATGAAGCTCTATTTGTGCTTTTATTTCTATCATGCTAGGGCTAACTCCGTCGATACCCCTGCAGGCATTTGCTACTTGTCTCTGTATTTTGCTAATGTCTAGGGGAACACGATCCCCGTTCCTTTTGACCACTGTGATCATAGGACTTCACCTCTTTTGTTTGGATGAGATATTTACCTCGGTACAATCAGTTCAACTTGGTTTTCAACCATAAATGAATCTGGAATTTCTGATATTCTTAAAACATTAGAGTCACAAAAATTAAGCACCCAGTTATCTGCAACTTCTACCACATTATACACTCTTTTTTCTTTATCTACTAGAGTTTTGATTAAGATCATATCATCTTCATATGGTATAGACAACTTTAAAGTATAAGCTATCATAATAGCCTTGGTAAAATCATCGTATTGATTTTCAATAATTATTTCCCAAGGTGTTGGCCAATCATTTTTATTAAATCTATCTATCTTATGATTAAATGGAATAAAAGGAGCATTTTTCCAAAAAAACACAGTTTCTTTTAGAGGATCTTGGCTAAAACTTAAACTTTTTCTAAATTTATACCAGGCCTCTAATCTTTCTTCTATTCCTAGGCTAAACATCAAGTAACGGATCTGTTTTGAATATTGAAACTATGGATAAAGGTATAAGTTGAACCATCTCCTCCTTGCCTTGCAATAGAAGAGGTTGTAATGTTATAGGTCGCAGTATTGATTGTATTTGCAGCGAAAATAGGAGTTTGAAAAGACGCTGCTGTAATGGCTCCAGAAATATTCACATTAGTTACAAGTATTTTAATATCATTAGCTATAGCAGTTCCACCTGCATATATACCGTTAAGTGTTACTAGATCACCTAAAATATAATTGGAACCACCGGCTAAAATGGTTAAATCAGTATAAGTTCCAGCAGAAATAAAACCTGTAAAAAATGGAAACGGACGCACTTTGACGCTAAACTCTGCACCGGTTCCACTAGGCGGTGGGTTGTAGGTTTTTAATGCTAGAAATTTCTTTGCAGAATTAGAAACAGGTTCCCAATTTAATCCGTAAGTAATGTAATGATAATCCTCTTTTTGATAGTAAAAAGGATTGGCTCCAACCTTAACATATATAGTCAAACTTCCCTGTCTGTCTGGAGATGGGTTTCCTAGACTTTTTTCTTGAAACTTGACATCTATTAATTGTGGATAATCTGTTATAGGAAATATAGCTATTGTGGAAGTTGTTCCTACAGAGACATTTCTAGTATAAATTATTTCATTT